TTGAGTAGTGATCCACATCATCGATGTACTTCACAACAATCGCTCCGGACTTGCTTGGATTGTTCACGCTCTGATAATACAATGTACTAGGGATAGGACCGAATATAGGATCATCGTCAGTTTTTAACACCATTTGACCGTACTCTGATCCTTGATTAGATACATACCCATCCAGTCGAGTTGCAGATGGACCAGGAGTGGTTGTTATTTCTATAGGATCACCAGGAGAATCAATATTAAACCTATATGTACGGTTTCTAAATAATGTCAATGTAGGGTTAGCGCTTGGAGTTCCCATTAATGTCACCAACCCATCATCATCTATGTCGAATATACCATGTTGGTATGATTGATCTGTGACATATTCATTCAACCATCTTTGATTCGGGTCAGTTACTGTTATGTGGTTATCCTCTGTTCGTAGATCAAAAACTCTGTTGTCCTTCCAGTTCACCATCATAGGTGTTATCAGTGTATACTTGTTAGTATGCTCTTCTCGGAAAACTATCTTCTTTCCGGCAGTCAACTGTAGGTTTTGAACAAGTTTGATTATGATCGATTGATTGTCATATTGCTCTTTTCGCCACTCACTTGACTTCCCGCGGAAGATTCGATCGTAATCCTCAGCATGCCGCGCGCGGACATATCCGTCTGGCCAATGCTTCCAGAAAGTATTGGATTGGGAGTGATTCACGGGTGTGATCCCAGGACTTACACTGGATCTACTCTCATAATACTCTCCTTCATAATACACATAATCTCCAGTCATATAACCGGCGGTTGGATCATATTCAAATATAAACAACAACTCAGATCCTAGATTGACTCCTACCGTCTCTTGACTCCAGTTACCGTATTTCTCAAAATCGTTTTGATATGACACCTGGGTGCCTCTAAGCTTGCTAAAGTTGATTGATAGTATATCGACCAGTCTAGATATTTCAGTGGGTAAGTTGGTCGTTATATCAGACAACTTATAATTGACCATTGATGCTAAATTATGCAGAGCGTCTACAGTACACACATCAATATCACTGTGATTGTCCATGTAATTAGCGATTCTCTCGTAAACTCTTTTACCCAAACTCACTGGTGAACTGCCGTTAGTACCAAAGACTGTATTGAGAAATTCATCATAAAATATTCTCTTATCCTTGAGTGATGGTTGTTGTATGTAACCTCGGATCACACCAGCGAAGTCAATATCCTCATTTGTCTTGGATATATCATATATACCTGATTGAGGTATCAATTGAAACTCATCACTAGCTCCAGTTATGGCTATAAATCCAGTCGTCTCGTCACTAGATACAACTCTAGTATCATACTTGTTTATCCATCGCCATCCTGTCCAGTCTCCGCCTGCTCTGATCTCTTGCTCTAAACCTACAGCACTAACACCCGGGTTGCCATGAGACAACCGGNATTTGACATCACCCATGCCTCCTGAGAGGTATGAATTGTATAGAGATTGTGCTTCTAATCTCTTCTCAGCGTCTGTACCATTCAAGCTTGTGTTGTTTGTAACAAAGACATCTATCTGTTCGTCTGTTAAATAAGATGATGGTAGTAAAAAATCTCCGGAAGTCGCTTTGGTGTCACTAGAGACACTGGTCATCCAGCTGAAGTTTTCATAAGGTATTTGAGAATTAGTGATATCAATGAAGGCACTCACTGGTGGGGTATCTGAATTCATTGAGTATAGTTTCTTGTCAGCGTTGTTAATTACTAGTAAATTATTTGCAGTATCACACGATATTCCTTCAATTGCGCTTCTTCTGTTAGCGTCATCTCTCCGGTCATACAGTTGTGCGGACAATTCATGGTATCTCGTGTCTTCATACGCGCTACCTACTGCTATCGTAGTATCAATAACACCATCAATAACGTTATACCTAGAACAGAATCTACGACCCCATGAGAACCATATGTTGTTGTTATTATCAGGTATCACATGAGTTGCGTTGTTGATTATATCAAATGTATCAGCCGGTCTTGTGTTGATGACTGGTTTTTTGATAGTCTCAACAATCAATCTATTAACAGAATAGTTATTGTCGATCATCAACAAATTAGGAGTGTTAGACGATACATATAATGTTAAAGTGTCAGTGTCGTCACCAGATACTGTGTCGGTGTATATGTCACCGGTACCAGTGAAGATGGATGGATCTGAACTTAGAGGTATATTCTCTTCCGACGTGAGTATGTGCCGGAGCCTGTGAGGATGTTGACCTCTGTTGTAATATAAATTTTTAAAGATGTATGTATTGCCTTCGTATAATGTTAGCTTTGGATTTATGGTAGTTTCACCGAAATCCTCAATTATCAATCCATTAGGTATGTAATCATTACTACCACTCGGGTCCCATATTTCATCCATCAACACTTCATACTCGATAGTCTCATCTGCATACGGTAAAGGTGATTGCATGTCTTGATAACTAGTACCAGTTAACGAGCTCACCGCTAAGCGATACGTTAGCTCCTCGTCAAATGAATATATTACACTTCTGGGTGGATCCATGTTGACACTACCATCGTAATTCAATCCAGTAGATTCAGTCACAGCCCATACATGATCACTAACATCAACACATATATCACCAGTGAAGTATCTATCTTCTCCGGAGAATTCATACTTATGTTTGAAATTACCATCTGGATCAAAACGAGCCATGAAACTGCATAATGGATTGGTGTACGTCACGATGATATCATTATTCTTACATGTCTCGACGGTAGTCGGGTTGATAATTTGCTCGCCATACTCCCCCGGGCGACCGTTCACAGCAGATATAGTATATGTAGCTATATTTGGGTCATTGTTGGATGTGGTGGTACGAACACTCGCTAGATAATTAGCTTCAGGTGGAACTGCACAAGCGATTACGTTGTTGGTTTGACCAGAAATTTTGATAGTTGAAACAGTGTCATAAAGAGTCACCCAGTAATCTAAGTTCTTATCCAAGCTAACACTACTGGGGCTATATCCATATGCATCATTATCAGCTGGATAGAAGTTAGCGCTCACATTTGGTAACAATGAATACACATCAATCTCAGCTCTGGCGTTCAATCGACGACTGTATCGGAGAATCTTGTCTGTGTCACCATCTACAATAATACACTCCCCGGTTGGCTCAGTAGCGAATCCATACATACCGCTATTCCCAGGAGATTGAGTTGTTATTGGTTGAGTATATGTCTGTGTATTACCATCATCACCATAACTATACTCTCTGTAGTATACTGGTTTGATTTGATGAAATACGTCATTAGATGGATTGGTTAAAAAATAATACATCACCTCAGTATTGAAATACAACGGAGGGTCAATTAATGTTGATGCGAAAAGACGGTATTTATTATCATTTGATATTGAATCCCAATCACCATCGATATTCATGAATGCATTGTATGATCCAGGTGTCCTCATCGGGAGATTATAGTCCTCTATATTTGTATCTAAGCTGACAGAGGAATCATATCTAGATGCAGGTGACAGATATGCATAATATTCTCTACCATCAATTGTCGTCCACAATCTAGGAGAACCTACACCATATATATAACTATTCATTGGTGTCGTGAGTAATATCTCTCTTGTGACTGGTTCTAGCTGAGATGTCAGTATAGTGACAACACGACCAGTTGGTTCTGGGGATTCATCTCTACTACGCTCAGTCAGTAACAATCTTATGAATGAATCTTTACTCTGAGGGTATATTGCACCGGCGTCCCATATCTTGAAATCTTCATCTGAAGATATAGGTTCAACCACTCTAGTGAATGTAGAGTCAGATCCGGACAGATATGTCTGTACAAAGCCTTGTGCTGTCAAAACATCAGTTGTTATGTCACCTCCTGAGAACGCAACACTAGGAGCAGTCCAATGACTACTCAACGGTACTATATCATCTGTCACCACTATATCACCACTAACACCTTGTGTTCTGATCGATAACGAGAATGGCGAGTTTAGGTATTTCGTGTTGTGTATATTGAAGCTTGGTATACCATTACTCGATATGTTGAGTTGTGTGGGACAGTTAAATTTGACTGTTATGGGCAATCCGACCTTTTGTGTTTCGTATATCTGAAAATAATCACTCTTTAACAGTTCATATGAATCTAACTCTCGATCGTAATGCGTCACAGGGAACTTGCTAGTATCAAAACCACAAAATAATATTATATCTTTATTCTCGTTATTAGGCTTAGAGTTAGGTACTGTGTACTTCTCGCCTAAGTTCTCATTCTTGAATGTTGATTGGCTGGATCCAGACTTGTTCTCCTGGCTCGCACTAGTTAACTTGTTGCTGTTATCATCTATGTAATTCACAACCGCACTACCACTAGTACCAGCAAAATAACCATCAGGATCAGTTGATGTGGTATGAATTATGTTGTTGTTAACTTTCTTGATATACACATGTGTGTTGTCAGTAGTTTGAGTACGCTCAATTGGTACTGTACTATCTTTAGATTCAACGAAACGCCATGTAGGATTCAAGTGCGCGTCAGCTGACGTTTGATACTGTTCTGGTGATAGTGGCCGTGAGTGACTAGCTTGTGAGTATAAATTGATGTAATAACCTCCATCCGCGGAGACTACAGGCCATGATTGCCAACTATTGTATCTGTATATTGTTAGGTCATCACTAGGCACTCCGCACAAACATTTCTCAGGTAATCCAGAAGCAATAGTTGGCGTGTACCACACTAACGCGTCAGGTACGTAATTATATACCCTTATCGTTTGTGATCTGCGATTCTTGTGAGTAACACCATTCTGGTCTGTTATTATGGTGGTTATTTTGTATTCTCCAGGGAATTCGTACTGTTTAGATACTGAATAACCAGTCTCAAAGGTACCATCTCCCATGTCCCATATGAGCTTATCTATACTAGCTCCTATATTAGTACTATCGATCGCAGACAGTATTGGTGTGAATGTAAATTTAGTGGCTTCTAGGGTATAACCGGTTAACGGTTTTGTTCCAGTTGAAGTTTCACCTAATCCGTTGTCAGATGTAAAGGGTACTATTAGATCAGTAAAACTACTGAATTGTAACTCTTCATAAGTAGCCATTGTTAACTATCTATAACGACTTTCTTGAACAAATTAAATGCATCGTGTAGGTACGCGAACTTAAAGTATGGAAGTTTGATATTTTGATTTGTTATTGTTATGTCATTATCATATACCGGGTTCCATACACTTAGACTCAACCCAGGTACTGTTAGGTCTATGTCTGTTCTGGATGTTTCTATAGAATCAACTCCTGGGATCTCTAGGATTGATGACCCTAGTGTATTCACATCAATCAACTGACCTAAACTCATGTCAGTGTTCATGAAGTATGCTGCGATGGTGTCCGTTACTTCTTGTATGATTGCATCATTGTCCCTAAGGGAGACAGAAGATTTCTTGACTATCAATCTAGTGTTATCGGTTATACTAGGAGATAATGTCTCCGTGCTGGTCGTGACACCCAAGTTGACGGCTACATACACTGGATCAACCAGTATCACCTCATGAGATACCATTTTTTTCTTATTTATATCATTTGATATGAGTTCTTTAGAAGCTGGTGACAGGAAATTGGTCATGACGGTACTCGATGTGTTGGTGGTCATTTTGGGTACACCATAGATGTATATATTGTTGAAATGAGTTGATGTGGCGATGTTCAAGTGATTGTACATCACTCTACTCTCCATGTTAGGATATTGTATGCCTACATCTTCACTCAAGTACTTCATGTGACCGTCCATGAACGTCATGTTGTCTACAACATCTGATGATGTTAACATGTTACCATAGTTCTTCTCTACATATGTCTTAAACTCCGGGAGGGTCACTAATCTATCCTGACTTGACAGGTGCAGTGGCGCCTTTCTTTTGATCTCATCTACAGACTCACGTTGTTGAGGTATTGTGCTGGGTTGAGTGTTTGTGAATGATAGAGTTTCTATATTATCAAATGTTATGTACTTGATATTCTCAGGTTTAATGTCGTTCTTCAACGTATTAAATGTGTTGGTACCGTATAATGCGAGTGTTGTGTCGTCTAGAAAGTTTGCACCAACTTGCCCTCCTTCTCCTAAGGACTCTAAATAGTATACCCATACCTCATCACCGGGGTTCAATCGAGATCCTGTCACATTGTCTCCAAACTTTATTTCATATATTTCATTCTCATTAAATCTCTTCTCAAAAACTCTTTCGGCTGGCCCGTGAAGATACAGTGAAGTTGTTTCAGTGTATTGGTAAAATTTACCGGATTCGAAATCTTTGACATACACATGCACATGGAAGTGATCCACTTTAGTACCTTGTTCTGTTGTGGTCACAAATACAGTCTCGAAATCCTGACCGGTAGATTGTTGACCAGGTACTTCAACCCATTTACCCTGATATAACAGGTGCTTCTGTCCAATAACGGAGATAGCTTCATCAGATGATGTGTTCTTCGTGAAGGATATGTCGCTATCAGTTGAGAAGTACGTATCGTTTGAATTTATAAACGAGTATCTCGGTATTGTGTACGTCCCGGGTACTAGATCTTCTGAAGCGAAAGCATCAAAGCTGAGATTGCTGGTCTGGTATCCTATAGGATTGTAATTCAACATTTTAACTATACGATTGATATTTTCGTATATTGTTGTTTCAGTGAACATACTTTCTGTTGATGTTCTGTTGAGATAGAATAGCAGTGTGTGGAAGCTGTACGCGATTACATCAATGAATGATGACATGTTACTGCCTCTGTATATCTGGTCAGTGAACGTGCCTTGCTCTGTTAATCGGTTGATGATGAAGTCTCTGAGACTTGTAGCATCAAAGGATGTGTAGGCTTTGTCTGGTAAGCTGTATTCTGTAAATTTATCGGTCATTTTAGCTGGTTGAGTTTGTCAAGAAATCGAATCCGGGTTGATTTAGGATTGCTTCATATGACTTCTCTATAATATTTAATGAGGGGATGGTGAGAACCAACTTTAAATCGTATTGATTGTGCTCAGTATTCATATTAACTGTGATATTCTTCACGCTAACTCGTGGTTCGAACTTTTCTATACCTTCTAGTATAGCTTCTCCTATCTCTTGCGCGATGAATTCATCTAGAGGTTCAAACAACCAACGTGTCAAACTCAATCCAAATGTCGGATCTAGTAACTTGTCACCAGGATTTGTAGTGAATATGTTGCGAAGACTGTTCATGATTGCTCCTTCATCGATGGATGTTTTGAGATCAACTTGTGTTGACTTGCCGTATAGTGAGTCATTGTACGGTTGGTCACTCTCGACTAGATCGAGGTGCAGATCTCTAAATGTTGTCTTACGCTCTGTTTGAGTTGGTCGACTTGCTACTCTGTTTACTTTAATGGCCATACATAGATATTTATACTGAGGTTATTGGAGCCGCTAGGAAAATCGTTGGGGTAACATAAATAATTAATATGAAAAGCAAGTTTGATGTAATTTTTGAAAATAACTTCTCTAGATTTCAAGGTGGCGGATATCTCACAGGAGATATTATTAAGCTTAAGAAAGGATGGGAAAAGGATGATTGGTGCAAGGAGGCTCCTGCTCAGACGATAGACATGCTCAAGTCGTTTGACGAGCAAGATCTCATTTTACGTGTCAGTACAGTCAAAACAGTCAGGCCGGCTGTCAACTCTAGTGTAGATGCTGCTGCTGGTGTGGATGGATTTTACATTGACGTGACACAAGAGACAGCTCCTGGTCGATACACTGGTGCGTTCATCACAGTACCTCATCAAATAATCGAACTTGACGGACCTAATGACAAGCTTCCAGAGATTCCAGACTCAATGAAGAGAGATGAGAAGATTTCAGTTAAACCTAAATCACTAGAGGAAGATCAAGCAGAGAATAATCCGAACGGTATTACATCTGATACAGAAAATGACCCAGGAATGACCAATCCATTAAAACAAACCGGAATGGATGACAAATTTAACAAGAGTTTACATGACAAAGATATCAAGCAACCTAAGGCGATTGCTGCAACATCATACACCGCTGGATATCTAGGATAAATTTTATTATGGCAATGAACATTAAAGGACAAGGGATCGTATCCAAGAAGGAGAACCCAAAAGTAACAGCTAAACCAACTCGTGCTAAAGATGAAGAAGGTAAATTTATCGGAGATGATAAATCAACACCAGATATCAACGAAGCATGGGAAGGCGGATACGCTCCTAAGAAGAAGCGGAAGAAGTCTAAGTCTCTTAAATCTAAGTAAGAGCTAACAAGCAACTAAAGAAGTTAATCTCCGGATCGACTACGAATGTTGATCTGTACAGATGTTCAGCCACTACTATCAAGTGCTCTGATTTCTTTATATCAGGAGTGCTGGATTCATGTATACAGTTAAACAAGGCTCGTAGCAACTCTACATAATCACCGTTGAACACATGTTCATTCTCTATCACCTTTTTACGGGCTTTGATTGCTAGTCCTTCCTTGGCGATCTTATATATGTTCTCTACGAACTTATCTTTAACCTTGACTAGATTGTCAAACTCGATTTTACCGTCAATACAATTCTTCTGGATCTCGTTTATACATTTACGTAGATCAGGATAACATGTTTTAACAAATTCATCTAGACGATCGATATCACTTTCCGGTACCGAGATGTTCTCGAGTTTGAGTATCTGCTTGATTCTATCAGAGCATCCTGAGAGTGACGGTGTTAGATCGAATGACTGGCAACGGCTCTGTAGAGGTGGTATGATTCTGTGATTGTAATTAGCAGTTAGAATAAATCTAGTCAACCCAGCGTGGTCCTCCATTGTGTTACGTAGAGCTCGTTGAGCGTCTAAGCTCAAGCCATCAGTCTCATCTAATATAATACATTTGATAGTACCATCAAAGCTCTTGGTCCTTGAGAAATTAGTAACTTTGGTACGGATCATGTCTATACCGTTCTCGTCACTAGCATTGATATACAAGTACTGACATTCTAACATCGAGTTACATATAATCTTAGCTAAGCTAGTTTTGCCTATACCAGCTGATCCAGAGAAGAGTAAGTTAGGAATCTCACGAGCTTTGTCGAACTTCTCAAAGCATCTCCGGTTGGCGTCACTCAACACCATTGATCCTAGATCACTAGGTCTGTATTTCTCGACCCAGAGATTATCAAACATGTTTACCGGCCTCTTTCATCTTGTAGAGCATATAATCCTTATCTGATTGCTGTGTTGATTGAAATGTAGTATGACAATCGGTATACACCCAGAAAGGGTCACCTTTATCGAGTTTAGGATAAACGCTGTGATCACAATCAGGTAGAGCATGGGATGATGTTGTGTCACTGCTGCCAAATCCTTTATCACCACGGGCAGTCTCTGTTATCTCGTCAGTAAACTCAAAGACCGGCTGTAACAATGGATATACTACCAATTGTGCGATCTTATCCCCTGATCGAACACGATATTCCTTGTCAGTACTAAAATTATACAACTTCACACCCAAATCTCCTCGATATCCGTTATCAATAACACCTAGATGCGGTTGAATGTTGTGCTTGAATCCTAAACCACTTCTAGGCTCGATTCTGAACCAATATCCAGGTGATATATCAGCGACCGTTAGTCCGACTGGTATCACTTGACTACCCATTGGCGGAATAACTTTATTCTCAACTGATACCAGATCATATCCAGAGTCTCCAGTGCCTGATTCCTTGTTATTTGCAGTGGGTAGTACAGCATCAACATGCGTCCTTTTAATTTTAATAACCGGGTCGTGTAGCGGTCTAATTCTCATCGAGCTCATTATTATCCGTTTAAAAGTGTGTCTCCTGGGCGAGTATTAGATGAGCCCTCTACTGGCATTGAGTTGTTTGTCAACCATGTTAATAATTCGTTTAACTTGTTCGCAGGGATCGCAAATGATCCGTGACCTTGTATGTTTACTGTTACCATATGTGTATTATACGGTCTGTCACTGTATAAGTCAACTTTATTGTATAAATACCTATATGAGTGAGGAGAGCGATCGAGAGAATACAGTAAAAACACTAGTTGACCAGTTACGTGAAGGTAACACGCTTGCGAAAAAGGTGCAAAAATCTGATTTTAATCTAGATCCTGCTGACTTGGAGCAGTTTATATTGAATAACTCAGGGAGATTGATACAGGACAGTATGGACACTATAGATAATATAAAACAATTCATTATCAGTGCTCCAGAACCGGAAGATGTTCATTCATTAGCGGAATTGTATAAAGCAAGCACTGGTGCTCTTGAGACTCTCAACAAGATATTCCTACAACAGAAGAAATCAGAGACTACTATCAAGGTAAAGACAATGGATATTCAATCCAAAACTCAATTAGCAGAACACAAACAAGAAAATCTAACGTTCACAAGAGAAGAGATTTTCGAACAACTGCTCAATTCAGGTAAAGTTATAGAAGCTGAGATTTCAGAAGAAGAAGATCTGTAATCACTCTTCTGTCACGCCAGGCACACCTAACACTTGAGCATTTGTGTATGTCTGTTGTAATCTTGTTGGTCTTCCGAACTTAGGTTCAATTATCTCTCCTTTGGTCGCGGAGTATTTCTTTATCTTGTTCTTGAGAAGATCAACAGCATGGGTGTATTCCTCTACTTTGAGTGATATTTGAGCTGGTTTGCCTTGAACCATTATGTTTTCACGGTTACTTATCAACTCAAGTACCTTCCACAATCCTTTCAAGTGATCCTGTATTGCTTTGTGTACAGTCTCAATGAATATGATCATGCGAGTGTTGTGTGGGTAATCGCTAACGAAATCCTGACCATGGCTGGTCTTGTTATGATCGAGAGGTGTCATTATTGATGTGATTGTCTCGTCTCTTGATGGATCCTCGATCATCTGTTTTAAATTTTTACGATAAACTTTATTTGTCTCCTTTGATAGGTCATTTATCAGTTGTTTTGAATCTTCACTGGCGCAATACAGCGCGATACTCGAAGTAGTAGATGGTATCGAGTGATTTGGGATTGCTTCAACATTATCATCATATATAGGTAGTGTTGATGTGTCTTCATACATGCTTAGGTTTTTTAACTGACCAACACTCTCACTAAAATCAACGAAATACTCATTATCATCACCTAATAATTCCAGAAGATCATGCTTTATTACTTCATGTGCAGTACGGAATTTCTCAATCCACCATGATATAAACCAAGCACTCATGTCTTTCATTCCAAACGCGGTTTCTAACTCTATTTCAGTGTATTGATCTTCTAGCGGAGGTATGATGATCTCTTGTTTCTTGTCAGATACAGTATTCGTTACACTCCACTCAGCATTTGCATTTGAGTGTGTCTGATCAGGTGACAGTGGTTTCCATTCTTTATCATACCCCTTATTCACCACATCGACATTATTACCAGAAATAACAGGTTCACCATATATACCACCAGTTGATGTGCTCAAGTGTGAGTTGTCACCTAACTGATCTCGTATGTTCTTGTTTCTAATATCAGCGGGTGATGATTTGTCTTTGACTATACCATCGTTATTATCCTTTAACTTGATTGTACCGTCATTCAGTTTTTTAAAAAAGTCTATTTTACTTGTGATAGGGTCACTGTGACTGTCGGTATGCCAATACAAGCTATTCATTGCAGTTTCACTAGGGAAAGCTGTCAACAGACTTGTGTAATCGGATAAACGTTTTTGAAGGTCAGATGAACTAACTAAGTTTATATCTATAATGAATGGGTCTAGTGTTTGTATCGCCATATTATAGTGTGTTTGTGTTCTTCATGAACAGATCGTTAGTGTCAAAGTTTACGTCCTTGTAAAAGAAGGGCTTGACTCCCATTATGTTGTTTGTGTAAGCTCCGGATGAATCGATCCGGTGGGTTACTCGAGTCACGAAGTATTGTCCTAATATCTTCATATCATATTCATTCTCTATATAATTATTGTCCCGGTCTAACGCTATCCACACACCGGCTCGACGAGTAGTGTCTCCTCGTGCGTCAAATTGTATGGTATTGCCTAACAAAAACGCCGCTAACAATATCTTATTTCTCGATTCAGTATTCGATAAACCCGGGTCGCTAGTCCATGAACTACTGACTCGGAAATTGAAGTTTTGAGAGCGTGAAGTATCAGATAACCAGCTAGTAAACCCGTGTCCTCCTACTCCTCCAAACGTATGATTGACATACAGGCGTTGGAATTGTTCTTGTAGTGTCTTTACATTACCGGCTGCAAGGTCAACATTAAATGTCTTTGTCTTTTCGGTGTACCTGTGTGTTATCACACTGTTTAGCATCTCCTGACAATCAACGCCATTCATCTCGGAGAATATATAATCATCAACAACTGATAGATCAGGATAGTGATAGTTTATCGCCACATCCTTCACATCTTTACCAAACGTTTTTCTTTCTGGTGGTATACCAGCTGGTGTTGCTTCAGACATGCTACTCAATAGAAAGAATTCAGACTGATATTCTCCGGGGCCGATCCCGCTCTTACTCCTAGCAAAGTACTCTGTTATAGGTAACAGTTCCCATCTTTCAGTGAATCGTTGTAATCGTAACAAGCATGGCTGATGTTCAAAGCTAGCATCACTGACGTGTCGGTCCAGTATATATTGCAGGTCATCAATTGCTTTGAAGTTACTAGGGCTTGTATAATGCAACTTAGGACCGCCGGCGTTCCAGTGATATGAGAACATATCCTTGGTGTCAGTCTTCATCAAAGAGCTTCTGAGGATATCTTGTACTATCTCACCAGTGGGTTTGCCTCTTT